AGATTGATCGATCCAAGGGGCCACTCTACGTCCACCGAAACGCTGAGGACGGCATTGCGCCGGCCACACGGCAGGATTGGGTGCGGGCCGTCCAAGAGCGGAACGCCAAGGCGGCCAAGGTCAATCGGCGGAAGAATCATAGGACCGGATACTAGCCATGGCCGATATGACAACCGTCCAATCCGTCCCTGTCCCTGAGCCCCAGGCGCATATCAGCACAACCACGGGCAACCGACGCGAGGACGATACCGACGACGGTCTGTCCAGTCTGATCAAGCTGCATCAATGGGCGTCAACCGGGGGCGACATCAGCGACCAACTGCCCCTTGCGACCGTGGAGCGCCTCGGCATTGACGCGGTGCGGGAATGGGAGATCGACAACGGCTCACGCCAAGCATGGGTCGATAACGCCGAGGAATCACTATCGATCGCGGCTCAGGAAACCGATGACGAGGGCAAGGACTATCCGTTCGACGATGCGTCCGACATTCACTATCCGATGCTCACGGTTTCAAGCCAGCAATTCGCGGCAAGAGCCGTTCCTGAGCTGATCAAGGGCGACAAGGTGGTGGGCGTGAAGGTATTCACCCCTCCGGCCAAGCCAAGCCCGGTTGACGAGGCTCAGGCGCAGGGCCCCCCGCAGAATCCACAGGCGGCTCAGCAAGCCCAGATGCAGATGCAGGCTCAGCAACAGCAGCAGCTTCAGCAGGCTCAGTTCATCAAGGCCCGGCAGGCCAGGGGCGAGCGTGTCGCCCACTTCATGAACTGGGTCATCTTCTACGAGATGGACAATTGGGAGGGCGAGACCGATGTGCTCTTGCATGAAATCCCCATCGTCGGCGCGGGGTTCAAGAAGGTCTATATGGGCGAAAGCGGCCTGTGTTCGGATTATGTCTCGGCTCTAAGGCTCACGGTCCACAATGACACCAAGTCCATCTATGCCGTCCCCCGAATTACCCAGGACTTCGATATCTATCCCTACGAGATGGAAGACAAGAAACGGGCTGGTCTCTATCGGTCCATTGACATTCCTTCAGAGGGCAACGACCCGCAGGCGCCTCGGAAGTTTATCGAACAGCACCGTCTGGACGACTTGGACGGCGATGGCCTGGATGAGCCCTATATCGTTACGGTGGACGTGGAGACTAGGCAAACCCTGCGTGTGGAACCGGCCTACACGCCAGATGATATTGTTATCAATGAAGCCACCGACCGCTGGCTTCCGTTCCCGGCGTTCTTCTTCCTGCCGGATGCGAGGGGGCGGTTCTACGGGATTGGCTTCGGCAAGCTGTTGGCCTCGATCATGGATTCGGTGGACACCTCCATCAACCAGTTGATCGACGCGGGCAATGCTGAGATTGCCGGAGGGGGCTTTGTTGGGGGCGGTGTCAGGCTACAAGGCTCGGGCCAAGGAGGATCAATCTACTTCCGACCGGGTGAATATCAGGTGCTCGCAGCCTCGGGGGTGGACCTGAAGGAGGCGGTTTGGGAGCGGACGGTTCCCCATCCATCGGCCGTGATGATGACGCTGCTTGAGATGCTACTAGCCTCGGCAAAGGACATCGCGGCGGTCAAGGACGTGATCACCGGGGATGCTCCAAGCACGGCCCCGGTGGGGACCACGCTGGCGCTGCAAAATCAGGCGTTGCAGGTGTTTTCGTCCATCTACAAGCGCGTTTACCGGGGATTCAGGGATGAATTTCGGCTCATGTATCAGTGCCTCAAACGGTGGGGCGCGGACAAATACCGGGACAAATACGCTGAGTTGACCGGTGGCAACTTCGAGGAAGATTTCTCGGGCGACGGAACGGACATCCAGCCGGTGGCAGATCCGACTGTCGTCACGAAGATGCAGAAGATCAGCCGGATTCAGACCCTCATGCAGATGGCTGAAAGCGCGGTGGGTCAATCTGCCGGGATGCTTCAGCCGGGCCCTGCTCAGGAGATCATGAAGGAAGGCCTGGACGCGATGGATTACGACCGTCCTGAGCGGTTCCTGGCGGCTGTCCCGCCCAATCCCGAGATGATAGCCAAGGCGCAGGACATGGCCGCTGCTGCCCAGCTCAAACAGGCTCAGGCCGGCTCTCAGCAGGCTGCGGCCAATGTGGACCGCGCCAAGGCGTTGCGAGAGACGGCCCTGGCCGCTCACGATGTCCACGGGCTGCATCAATTGGCCGATCAGATCGCTATGACAGGCTCATTGCAGCCGCCTCCCGAGGGGAACGAGAATGGACAAACCGGAGCCCAGGCGTAGGACTGCGAAACCATGACGGCGGCCAAGCCCAAGCCTGACTACCGGCAGTTAAAGCCCCATCCAGACGATTTCGCGGCGTGGTGCGAGCAGGACGTAACCCGCTGGGTTGCGATGGTCTGGGAACAGGCGGCTCAGAAGGTGCGTGATCAATGGCTGGCGGCCACTTGGCCGGGAGGCCCAGACATTCCGCAATTGGATCAACAGCAATACGCAATCGCTCGCACGCGGGCGGATGCCTACATGGCGTTTTTGGAAACAGGATTGGATGACTATGCTCGAATCATCGAAGGTGACGCCTCTGCGGTCCAAGGAGGCCAGCCTGGGAAACCTGGGCGACGTGCGGCTCGACCTGGTGCCAAGCCTGGATGAGTGTAAGCCGGGGATCAGGCCCGTTGAATACAACGTCATCGTCGCTCCCGCCGCTGCCGCCAAGACGCTTGGGAAGCTCGGCCTGCTGGTTGCTCCCGATGAGACCAGAGACAGCGCCGGCATGGCGATGCAGGTTGGGCGTATAGTCTCTGTGAGCCCCATTGCATTCAATTTCGAGCGTTGGCCGGATGGGGCTCCTCCGGCTCCAAAGGCCGGAGATATGGTCTGGTTCGCGCGCTATGCTGGTCATCCATTCGAGGGGCGGGATGGTCGAGACTATCGGATAATTCAGGACAAGGACATCAACGCGGTGATCGACGAATAGCAAATCGCCCGCAGGGGGTGGGCTGCGGGCGACCTGGGGGGGCTCATTTAGACATGCTCTTGCGAACATCCACAAGATACAGCGTTAGACGCTGTTTGCAAGGATGTTCGAATTATGGCGAAACGCCCGCTTCTCGCGATCAAGGATGCGCCGAAGGAAATTGTTGACGAGACCCCTAAAGACGGGCAAGACTTACGCACTGGCCCCGTCAAGGACGAGCTAGAGCTTTCCAGGTCCGTCGCCAAGCGGCTCGGCTGGATACCAGAGGAAGAGTGGACGCGCGACAAGGCCCGATGGACCGACGCGCCTGACTTCCTCGAAAACATCCCCCGCGAAGTCGAAACGCTCAAGGAGCGCATAAAGCGAACGGGGCAAGCCGCTGCCGACGCCATCGAGGACGCGCGCCGGCAAGCCAGGATTGAAGCCCAAACCGAGCTGAGAGCCGCCGTCAAGGCGGGTGACGAGGAAGCCGCCGAGCGCGCCGCGAAGAAGCAGGCGGAAGCATCCGGACCTCCTCCACAGACGACAGCTTGGCTGGCTCGTAATTCCTGGTTCGACACCGATCAGCACGCCAAGGCGCTTGCGGTCGCGGAGGTCAATCGGTTGGCTGGCCTAGGCGCCACGATCGACGACCAGCTCGAAGCGGCAGAGACCTTGGTTCGTAAGCGGTTCCCCGAGCATTTCGAGAGACCCAAGGAGCCAAGGCAGGAAGTCCGGCTATCCGAGGTCGCCAGACCCGCTCCCGCCGTAACCGGCGGTTCAAGAGGCGGAAACAGCACACCGAAGGAAAAGGGCTTCTCCGATATCCCGAGTGGCGATCAGGCGAATTATCGCCGGTATTTCGCCAAGCGGTTTGAAGGCCAGGGACTGAAGCCGGAAGAGGCCCAATCTCGCTACGCCAAGTCCTACTGGTCGAACAAAGGTGACGAATGAGCGATATCCAGACAGAGACCCCGCGCAGAGGACGGCCACCGAGGGCCGAAGCTGTCGCGTCTGGTCGCAGACGGCGCAAGACGGGCTCATTGAACCGCATGGCGCAGTTCAAGCTCGACTTCATCGAGCCGGAAGACCTGGACCTGGCCAACTATCAATATCGCTGGACCAACGACGAAGGCTCGCGCATCCGCCAGCTTACCCGCGCGGACGACTATGATTTCGTGACCCTGGACGAATTGGGCCAAGGGGTGGACCGCAATCAGACCGATTCCGAATCCGATGGGCGCATGAGGGTGCTGGTCGGTAAGGATAAGAGCGGCAACCCGACCTATTCCTACCTCCTGAAGAAGCGCCGCGAGTTCTTCGAGGCTGACCAGGAAGAAGAGGTCATCGCCCGCGAAGAGCAGATGGCGGGCCGGGTCTATCGAGGCGAAGTGGACGAGCCGGAAGAGGCCGCTTTAGCCAACCACGCCTATGTACCGGCTGGCGTTCAACTTGGGGGAGCGGCGCAAAGGCGTCGAGGCCCCATTCCCCGCAAATTGAAGTAAGGACCAAGACAAATGGCGAATCCAAACACCCCCTATGGCCTTCAGGCGATTCAGTCGCTCGGATCGGAAACCTTCCGCAGTTCGCTGACCATGTATTACGTCCCGGCCAATACGACCAACGCCATGTACGTCGGAGATCCGGTGGTCAAGGTCGCGGGATCGGCTGATGCAAAAGGCGTCAACGGTATCAATCTAGTCACGTCCGCGAGCGCCGTGCGGATTACCGGCGTGATCTGCGGCTTCGTTCCCCAGTTCGCCAATTCCGGTTCTCCGGGGCCGATGTATAAGCCGGCGAACGCCTCGGTGGCGTACTACGCCCTGGTCAACGATGATCCGCGCGCCCTCTACGTCGTGCAGTCCTCGGACGGAAACGGGGCGCAATATCCGGCGGCAGCGGTTGTCGGCAAGAACTGCAACCTCGTCTCCGGAGCGGGCTCGGCTTACACGGGTTGGTCTGGGTGGCGGGCGAACATCTACAACGATATCGCCGGCGCCACCTGTCAGCTCAACATCGTGGGCGCGTTCCAATCTCCGGACAACACGATCGGCATCTCCAACTCCAAATGGCTGGTGCGGATAAACCAAGACACCGAAGTCAACGCTGCCCTGGGCATCTGACCCTAACCTTTAAGGAGTTGCCATCATGGCCACTGTGATCACCCGCTCTTCACACCCGGACGCGCTTTGGCCCGGTGTCCTCGAATGGTTCGGTCTGAACTACGAGGAGTTTCCCGATATCTGGGCCGAAATCTTCGACCGGGTGGACGGCGAACTGGCCACCGAACGCCTGATCGAGGCCACCGGCTTCGGCTTGGCTCGAAAGAAGACGGAATCGGCGCCCATCACCTATGACACGGACGGGGAAGGCTACGCCACGCTGGCCACTCCGAGCGTCCTGGCCTTGGGCTATCAGGTGACCCGTGAGGAACTGGAAGACAACCTCTATTCCGAGGTTTCCCTTCCGAGGGCGGAATCGCTGGCCTTCTCGATGCACACGACCATCGAGCTCGACCACTCCAACACCTTCATCTATGCGACGTCCGGCTCCTACCTCTTCGGCGACGGCCAACCCCTGCTGAGCCCGAGCCATCCGACCAAATCCGGCAACCAGTCGAACCTCGGTACGATCTCGGCGGACCTGTCGGAAGCCTCGCTCGAGGACATGATCAAGCGGATCTATCTGGCGCAGAACTCGCGTGGTCTGGCGATCTCGCTTCGCCCACGCAGGCTGATCACCTCGGCGGCGGATATGTTCAACGCCACGCGCATCCTGGAAAGCCAGCTTCGAACCTCGACGGCGAACAACGATATCAACGCCATCAAGCAGATGGGCCTCATCCCCGAAGGCTGCGTGACCAACCCCTACTTCGGCACGCTCGCCACTCAGGCGTGGTTCCTGCAAACGTCCGTGCAGAAGAACAAGGGCCTCGTCTCCATCTG